ACTTACAGACCTGTCGCTAGTATGGAAGGATTTGAACAAGAACAAGTAAGAGATTTATATGTTAGAGACATGATCTATAACATAAATGACAAAGTAGATTATATCAAAGAAGATATACAAGGTACAGTAAAAAGACGAGGTACTAATTATATTGTCATAGAAGATAACAATAACAATTTACACAAAGCATGGATATGGGATTGTTTACCCATAGCATCGGATAGAGGAATAGAAGTGAGAGAATACAATACAGATGTTGATTATGGCTTTACGGCCGTAGATACAATAGAAGAAGATAAAACACCACAGGATAAAGATGTCAAAAAGAAAGACGGAACACAACCTAAAAAATACTACTCTGGTTTATCAAAAGATACAAAAGATAAAAGAGCAGATTACTTCAAAAACAACGATAGTAATAAACCAGCGCCAGGTGACGCAGATGCTAAGACAAAAACATCTAAACATACTAAAAAGTTTAGACAAATGTATGGTGAAACAAAGAAAGAATTAAAAGACGCTTGTTGGGTAGGTTATAAACAAGTGGGTATGAAGAAAAAAGGTAATAGACAAGTACCAAACTGTGTTCCAGAGAGTATGAGTATCGAAGACGCACAAAAAGTAGAAGGTTTCGTATTAGAATCTTACGATATAGGACACGATTACGCAGCTCATGCATCAAAAACTACTCCAGGTGAACCTAGTTATGACCCTAAACATCAAGGTGATAGTTACAAACCTAGTGATTCAAAGACTAATAACAAGAGAGTTGTACAAAATTTCAGTAAATTTAAGATAGATAGTGAGAGTAATCCAGTAAAAGAAAAAGATGTAAAAGAATGGGCAATGTCGGATGCTACATTAGATAAATATAAGGAAAGATACAAAGAATTATGGCGAGAAAAACTAGACGAAGTGGTAAAAAGAATGATGGACAAGATTTAGAAATGGAAAAATTTATGAAAGATTTGTCAGAAAATACGCCTAACGAAGATCAATTTGGAGAGGAAGAAGATGAGTAAATCATTTAAACAGTTTAAGAAAGGCGACTATGGATTAATAGAAGCCAAGGCGAGTGAGACTCACCTTCAATATTTAAGAGCTAAAACACATAGAAACGATCATTTTGAAGCTAGAAGATATATCGCTGATAAAATATTAGGCGACAAGAAATTAGCTGATGCTTATTCATCACTAGAAAAAATACACAAAGATTTTGCTAGTGTAATAGGTAATGACGCAATAACAATTAGACAAAGATTAGAATTAACTTTAAAAAACCAATTAAAAAGAAAAGTAATTAATTGGGATAATGTTTGGAGTACACTATAATGACATACAGAAAATCAATGTCAGATGCTATTAGAGAAGTACAAGAGGCAACAATTAAACCATATGTTTCAATGTCAATGAGTGGTCAATACAATGTATTAGACAAAGATGGTAAAGTTGCTTATTCAACTAGAGATAAAACATTAGCATACGATTATTTTAAAAAGAACTTTGACAAATTAAAAGAAGATGGAGACCATGAGGTTTCTATGGCAATTGGTCAATTAAAAACGATTTCACAATACGCTGAAAAAATGCAGACCATTCTACAATCAAAAGGTAATGATTATGATATAGAAGCTTGGGTACAATCTAAAATAACTTCTGCTGAAGATTATATGAATAGTGTTGCTCACTATATGGAAAACGATCCAAGTGTAAATGAAGAAGTAAACGAAGTATCTGATATAAAAAAATTAGCTGTACTAAAAAGAAAAATTAAACAATACAAAGACAAAGTATTTAAGAAAACTATGTCAACTATCAAGTCACCACTATTCGCTGGTTATGAAGAAGTGGAAGAGGGTAGAATGAAAGACATATTTACAGCTGACCAAGAAGGTAAAAGTGCTGAAGAAATTGCTAAAATTATGAAACTACCTTTGAAGACTGTAAAGAATATTTTAGGTGAAGAAGTATTTGAAGAAATTTCAGAATTTACTTCTGATATGATTACAAGATTACAAAAATCATATGCTACAATGCCTCAAAGAATTTCACCAGAACAAGCTAAAGCTCTTTCAAAACATTTAGATAGACTTGACTTGGCTTCTTTAAAACAATTAACTAAAGCAAAAATACCATTTGTTACTACACTTGCTAGAAACAAAGTTTATAAGAAGACAGGTAAGTTTGAAGCAGTTGAAGAGCCTAAACAAGACATGCCAGATGATAAAGAAAAAGTAGCAAAAGAAAACTCTGATAAAGAGATTGCTTCTTTGAAGGATAAAATCGCTATGTTAAAAACAAAATTAGAAAACGAAAAGAATAAAGCTGTTAAGCCTGAGCCAAATCCAAAGACTGGCGAAGTACCATTAACAGTTGGTGTAGCTTACAAACACTTTAAAGATGCAGAAGAAAAAGAAAAAAAAGAAGAAGTAAGCGAAAAGACTATGAGCGATAGAGATAAAAGAATACAAAGAGCTAAAGATATGATTAAGTATTATGATGCTCAAAAGAAAGCCGCTCTAAAAGGTAAGAATAAAGATTTAGCAAAGAAGATGTTAAAGAATGATATTGAAGAAACTGTTTCAATTAAAGCTTATAAGAATGCTGTTGATCCTTCTAAAAAAGGTTTAATGATTTCTAAATCTGGTGGTATGAGTGGTACTATTATGATTAAAGATAAGAAAGAATTAAAAGATTTAGAAACTAAACTAGCACAAGCAAAAAGATTATACAATATAAAAGAAATGAAAAAAGATGACGCTTACGCTATCGGTATGGCACAGGCTAAAAAATCTATGAATGATGAGCCACCTTTAGAAAAGAAGACTATCAAAAAAGGACATGAAATTGCTAAAAAGATTTTAAACAAAGAAAATACAAGTGCTTTTAATCCTACTGTACATAATAAAACATTAGGTGTTACTTCTAAAGATTTAGATAGAGCATTTAAAAAATTATCTAACCAAGCTCAATCGCATGTAAATGATTTATTGAGAACTGGTATGGGTACTAGAGATGCAATAAAGAAAGCAAAAGAAAAATTTAAAGAAAACAATATAAATGAAGATAGAAGATTGTATATAGAATCAATCACAGGTTTAAAGAAGAAGGCTGAGAAATCAGGTATGCCTTATTCAATATTAAAAAAAGTTTATGATAGAGGTATGGCTGCTTGGAAAAGTGGACATAGACCTGGCGCAAGTCAACAACAATGGGCTTTCGCTAGAGTAAACTCTTTCATTACAAAATCCTCAGGTACCTGGGGTGGCGCTGACAAAGATTTAGCGAAACAAGTAAAAGGATAAAAACAATGAGTTATTTAAAACACAAACCAGGTAGCATTGAAGAACTAATGGCGAATGAAGCAACAAAGTTAAACGATAATGCCTACCAAGATATGTTCAAAAAAGAACTAGACAAAGCTGGTAAAGGTATCGGCTCTATGTCACCAAAAGAAAAAAAAGATTTCTTTAATAAGATTGACACAAAATACAAAGCGAAAAACGAAGAATTATCAGCGGCACAAAAGAAGTTGCCACCAGCTCTACAAAAAGCAATTGCTAAAAAGATGAGTGATAAAACAGAAGAAGACGCTTACGACAAAGATGATGAAAAACCATCTAAACCTAAAAAAGAAGATTTAGATGCTAAAGAACTTCAAACTAAAAAAACTGATAACTATAAATCTAAAAACGAATCATGGAAGCAAGCTTGGGAAGCCGCAACTCATAAAATGCCTGATGGCACTATTATGAAAGGCGCTAAGCATAAAGATGAAACTAAAGATGAAGCTAATGATGTAGATAATGGTGATGAGAAGAAAGATACAAAGAAAAAACTTCATGCTGATTCGGGTTCAAAACTAACAAAAGTTGAAACTGAGCCTTCAGTAGATTACAAAAACTAGAACAAACCAAGAACATAGACCAATTTTTTAGTTGACAAACGGCTAGAAGTATGGTATATTATAGTATAAATGAAAAAAGAATTACCTAGAATATACCTAGACATGGACGGCGTTCTTTGTGACTTTGGTAAACAAATAGAAAAGGCGACTGGTAAGTCTAAGGCCGCATGGTTAAAGATACCTACTAGTAGAAAATGGGATACAGTATTAGATTATCCTAATTTCTGGGCTAATATGCCTTGGTTGGGTCAAGGTAAAGTAATGTACAATTTTGTTAAGAAGTACAACCCACATATATTATCAGCTTACATGGAAAAAACCTTTGATCCTAATTGTATACCAGGTAAGTCAGCGTGGTGTAAAAAGAACTTAGGTATGTCAGGTGGTAGAGTAAATCTGGTAAGAAGACGAGAGAAACAAAACTTTGCTACAAATCAAGGTCAACCTTGTATTCTTATTGATGATTATGACAAAAATACATCACAATTCACAGCTAGAGGTGGTATAGGTATCACTTTCAAATCAGCCTCTCAAACAATATCACAGCTTAAAAAACTAGGCTTCTAATCTTATAAATAGTAACGTTAATTAACAAATCAAAAGTCGTAGATTTAAAGCGACTAGATTTAAAAAGGAGAGAAGCATGGCTTTATGGGGAAACGATATTAAACCTAAAAACTTGACTGACGCCGAAAAGAAGGAAGTTTACGCAACTCCATCTGGTTGGGTTAGAGAAGCAGGTTCAGTATTATCCGGAAACGGAAACACAAGTGCAGATCCAGAAGTATTAGTAGCAATCGGTGGATTGAATGTTAATATGGGAACTGCAAATATAACAGAAATAGAATTTGTTACTACAGCATTTGATAAATCAGATGGTGGTAACATTGATGTATTGGTAAGATTTAACGAAGCAGTTGATGTTGGTGGTACACCTCAAGTTACTATTACAAATGGTAACCAAGGTGCTGGTACAGGTAGAGGTCCACACTTGGCGTCTTACTTATCTGGAACTGGAACTAACGAACTTACATTTAGATTCACATTAGGAGCAGCTAACGCAGCAACTAATGAAGATGATGTATTAGTTATTGGTACTAACGCAACTGGATTAAACGGTGGAACTATTAAAGATGCAGGTACTTCAACAGTATCTACTATCACTAATAGTGAAGCTATTGGTACAGCGGCTGGTTCAATTACAGTAGCAGCGTAATAATTAAATAATTTATAGGGGCGCATAAGCGCCCTTATATATAATAATATGATTAACTTGATCTAGGCAGATACCTAGAGTAGCATTCCCGAAAGGGTTAACAGGAGAAACAAAATGGCAGACAAAAAAGTAACGGCATTGTCCGATTTAGGTGACAACTTAGCAGCAGTAGATTTATTTCATGTTGTTGATGACCCATCAAACACACCAATCAATAAAAAAATTACAGCAGCAGATGTTTTCAATAACATACCTTCGTTCTTAGGTTTAAAACAAGCGTCACAAACAATTACAGCAGATGGTAGTACAACTACAGCTGTTGATATACTTGCGGCAGTAACAGAAATTAATGCAACTTCAGCAACACACGCATGTGGTATGGCTGATGGAGCAGATGGACAAATAAAAACAATTATTAATGTTTCAACAAGTGGTACAAATAACATAGTAATTACACCTTCTAATTTAAGAGGTTACTCTACTATTACTTTGAACGCACCAGGTGAAACAGTAACTTGTTTATTTAAGAATAGTAATTGGAATGTAATCGCAGGTAATGGTTACGCTCTAGCATAATAGATTGGATATTTTATGGCAACAATTGATGAAAAAACATTATTAGAAGAAAGAAAAGTATTAGAAAATGATTTTAATACTACTAAAGAAAGAATAGTACAAGTAGAAAAAGATTTAGGTAACATGAAAAGTAATCTAAACGCTGTTTATGGAGCTATTCAACAAGTAGATAAGTTATTAACACTAGTAAAACCAGCTGATATTAAAAAAGAAATGCCAGCTGAAAAAGAGAAGGCGTTGAACTTAGCAACGAGTTAGTATGAAAACATTTAAAACTTTTAATAAAGAAAAAGACATTAAAGATTTTGAAGAAGATATAGCAGCAACACCTGAAAAGGAAACTGAAACATCTTCGGAAAAAGAAAAACAGGAAGAAAAAAATGAAAACGTTTAAAACACACATTAAAGAAAGATACAGTGGATCAGATAAGACTGCTGCTTCTGTGGGAACTTCTACAGCTAACGGTGTTGAAGATTCTAACATTGGTGTACATAATATACACGATGCTGACGTACTAAAAAGAGTAAATGCTTTTGTTGGTTCAGTAGCAGATTGTGAATATATAAAACCTCAATTCGCAGTTGACAAGTTAAAAGAAAAACTTGAAAGAATAGGTTTAACAGTAGCTGATGTAGCATTAGAAGGCGACAACGGTAAAGTAACAGCTGAAGTGAAACAGTTTGGTGGAAGATTTGGTAAAGACACTGATGGTTCTGATATAAATGATGACGGTATATCTCATAAAAAAGAGGGTGGATTAAAGTTAGAAATAACTTATGAAACAATCAAAAACGGAACTTCAAAGGTCTACGCTAAATTAGTGTAGTTGATGTTTCAGGAGATTACGAAAGACAATTGGTTATTGTTCGCTCAACATAATTATGATAAACCAATATTGAATAGTGAGCAAGAATTTTATGATGATCTTAAAAGATTTAAATATCTTAAAAGACTCTTTCGTAAATACAAGATAACAGGTAATATTAAAGTACGATTGGCAGTCAATCATATGATAGTATTACAAAATGTTTTTGGAGTAGAAGCCGCTGTAACTTTATTACTATATAAAGTAGATAAAGATTATTGGTCATCTTTAAAAACAATATTAGATTATCTTGGATACCTTTATCCACATGAACTAGATACAATCAAAGTAGATAGTAACATACAGAAACTTTTAAGAGAACTATAATGGCGAATAGAGCAGTAGATTTAGTTATAACATATAGAGTTATCAAATTACTTGTAACTCCTTTTGAAAAACAAGAGGCGTTTAAACAAGGTATAATTGATAAAGATGGAAATGTATTGAAAAAATATAAAACACTAAAGACTAGAGCTGAGAAAAAATCTTATACTATTCTTCATAGGTTTATATTTAATTTAAAACGAATACTGAAAAGAGTTGGACTAGGGGGTAAACTAGGAACTTTTGCTGTTGCTCTAGCTACTTTATTAAGAGAAGACAAAAGGTATGAAGAACATAAGAGTTTAATTGAAAGTGCTGTTATCAGTTACTTAAAAGATACAAAACAATATGATGATTTATTAAATGAACAAGGTGAAGTATTATCTATTGATGAAGAACCAATTACAAGTTGTTTCGGAGTTGATGTTTACGAAGTTGATAATAAATTAATATCGGAGAACGAATATGCCAAAACATTATAAAGAAATGATGGACGAGATCATCAACAAGATGGACGAGTCAAATCAAATGGGTTATGTGGTAAAATTTTCTAAAAGTAAAGGTGGTAAAATTTCAACTGCATGGTACAAGAGTGAAGCTGATGCTAAAAAGGCATTAGAGATGTTAAAAAAAGATGGTCTCAATGGT